TGATCAAAATCCACATCCACGACAGTACCGGCACGCGGACAGTCGATTTCGATCCAAAGGAACATCCGCGAGGTGGTCGCGGACAGTTTGGATCGGGCCCCGGAAAACCGCTGCAGAAATCAGAACATCCGCGCAATGGTGCGGGGGTGTTCACACCGGGTTCGCATCCGGGCGAGCGTTCTGAAAAGCAGAAGCGCGAGCGCACAGATCTGGTCAAGAACCAGTAGGAGAACGACATGGCCGTTGCATACATCGATCTTGGAATTGCCGGCGAAATTTGCCTGCTACAGCTGACCAACGGCATTCCGTCGGGGATTCAAACCGCACAAGGATTGTCCGTGTTTTCGCCGATCGGGCAAATTCCCGGAATCACCGACGGCAGCGCTGCTGCGACAGGAACCGTGGGGCAGTTGCTTCAGGCCGTAACTGCGAGCCCCGTGGCATTCGCTGCCACTGGCACTCACAACCTGATTTCGTTGACACTACCGGCGGGTGATTGGGATGTGTGGGGCTCGATGGTTCTGACCAGTACGGGCGGTTCTGCGGTGCCTGCGCAAGCGACTGTCGGCATCAGCACCACGACGGGGGTATTGCCGGCAGCGTATCTCTGTGCGTCGGACGTCTACGGCATCGCGTTGGCGACACCTGTGTCGGATGTACCTGCACCGCAACCGTTCAATGTGTCGACTCCAACCACCGTCTATCTTGTGCTGAACGTTACTGTAACCAGCGGTACCGACCTGACTGCGCTTGGGATTCTGTACGCTCGACGCAGCAGGTAAAGCCATGGCCGGGCCGTTCCTCGATCCGAGCATCATGCTTCTGGATCCGCAGTTTACGGATCGGTTCGATGTCGTCCAGCGCGTGCAGAGCGTCAGCAATCTCGGAGAGGTCAGTACCAACGACACAATCACGCGCAACATACTCGGTGTGGTAACGCCAGCCAAGCCGGCGGATCTGAAGCGACGCGACGACATACAGTACGGGCAACGCAACATAGTGATTTTCACGAGGGCGTTGCTGAACACTGCTGCGGTACAGCTGAATACGATTCCGCCCACGCAGCGGCAACCTGATTTGCTACTTTGGAGCGGTGACACATTCATGCTCGTGCAAGTGCTGCCGTGGAACCATTTTGGCCCAGGATGGGTGCGCGTCGTGGCCACGAGTGTGGATCGTATTGATGCAACGGTGACGCGATGAACACCTCGGCAACCGGCGGTTACCTGCTGCCGTACAATGCGCCCGCACCTCTCGAAGGTCAGGATCTATTCCGCTTCCTTCAGCCCATCTTCGTCGGTATCACTGGTCTGCCTGGCACATCGTTTTTCCCGCGGTGGCAATTCCCGGATGTCGCGAATCTGCCAACAGGTCCATGGGCGGCGTTTGGTGTTGTAAAGCGTTCGAATCCGAAGTTCTCCTATCAACGACATGTGCCTCAGTCGGGCAACATGCCCGAGCATGACGAGTTTCAGACACACGAGACGCTTGAGATCCTGGTGTCGTTTTACAGCCCTGACGGTACCGCCGATTATTATGCGGCGTTGCTTCGCGATGGCTTGTATATTCCCCAGAATTTGGCCATCTTGAATACCCAAAATGCGAGCCTGGTCGACACCGGAGAACTCCGCACAGTACCCTCCCTTGTGAAGGAGCGCTGGCTCTATCGCGTGGATTTGCCTGTTAGAATACGTCGTCAGATTGTCCGTTGGTATGCGATTCAGGACCTTGTCGCCATCAATGTGACCGTAAATAACGAGTCGTACACGACCACCATCCTGCTGGCTCGGCCTGATGGGGACGCGTCGATAGGTGAAGGTTTCGATACCGTGTCCGCCATGGCGACGGTCACTTGATTGGGAGTCCAGCATGCCCGCAACTCTTTCCATTGACGCCCTGATCCAGGTCTCGGTCAATCTGTCGCCGGCCGCCGCGCAGGCGCAAAATACGTCCGTTGAACTAGTGCTTGGCAATTCGGCGGTGATCGACACGATCACTCGCATTCGTTATTACACGACCTTGGGTGCCGTCGCCGCTGACTTCGGCACGAGCGCGCCCGAGTATCTGGCAGCCAATCTGTGGTTCGCTCAGACCCCGCAGCCGACTAGCATCGCGATCGGCCGGTGGGCACAGACTGCAACCAATGGCGCGCTGATTGCTGGCGTTCTGGAACCCGCGCAATTGCTGCTCAGTTACTGGACTGCACTGACCAGTGCATCATTTGCAGTGGCGTTCGATGGTGGGTCGGTGACGCAAGTCGTGATGAGCGGTACGCCGTTCGCGGCCGCGCTGAGTCTGAATGGTGTCGCTGCCGTTATTCAGGCCGCAATTCGTACCACATTCAGCAATACCGCAACGTGCGTGTACAACGCCAATTTTACCCGCTTCGAGATCTATTCGGGCACGACCGGCTCGGCAAGTACGGTTTCATTCCTGACCGCCGGTACGACTGGCACCGACATCTCGGGTCCGATGGAAGGTCTGTCGAGCGACGCGAGCTCGGGCGCGTATGTGGCACCGGGCCTGGCTGCCGAGAGCGCCGTGAGCGCCGCAACGCTGTTCGACAATCTGTTCGGTCAAACGTGGTACGCACTGACCATGCCGACGATCACGAGCGACACGGATCATGTGGCCGTTGCCAGTTACATCGAAGGCTCGGGCAACAAGCATATCTACGGCGTCACTACCAGTGAAGGCGCGATCATCAACAATCCGTCGGACACGACCAATGTGGCGTATTTGCTGAAGCAGCTGAAGCTGAATCGCACCTACACGCAATACTCGGCCACCAGCCCGTACGCGATCACCAGCGCTTTCGCACGGATCCTGACCACGAACTACGGCGGCAACAACACGGTCATCACGCTGATGTACAAGCAGGAACCGCTGATCTCCGCGGAGAACCTGAACGCGACGCAGCTTGCGACGTTGCAAGGGTTCAATGCGAATGTGTTTGCGGCCTACAACAACAACACGGCAATTCTCGAGTCGTTTGTGAGCGCGTCGAATCTGTATGCTGACGTTCTGATCGGTTCGGACAACTTTGCCATTCAGATGCAGACCGATCTCTACAACCTGCTCTATCTGTCGCCGACGAAGATCCCGCAGACCGACCCGGGTACGCATCAAATCACCGCGGTGATCAAGAAGGATTGCGTGCAGTACGTCAACAATGGGTTCATCGCGCCGGGGGTGTGGAACGTGGGCGGCTTCGGGACGCTGAAGCAAGGTGACTTCATGCCGACCGGTTTCTACATTTTCGCGCCATCCGTTAACGTGCAGAATCCGACCGATCGCCTCGCGCGCAAATCGGTGCCGATCCAGGTCGCAATCAAGCTGGCGGGGGCGGTTCAAACCGTCAACGTCGCAGTCACTGTCAACCAGTAACAAGGAACGTTCATGGCAACCTATTCCTTCATCGACGTCCACGCCACTCTCGTGGACGCCTCCACGGGGGCGAATATCAGCATCGGCTCGACGGCCGGCGTCGCAGAAGAAGGCATCACCGTGGCCCAGGTCGACAATGTCGGCCACATGCAGATCGGTGCGGATGCCACGGCTATGCAGGTTCTGCAGGCCACTCGCGGCGCGCGCATGACCCTGCGCCTCCTGAAAACGTCCCCGGTCAATGCACAGTTGATGGCCCTGGTCGAAGTCCAGCGGACCTCCGGGGCACTCTGGGGCCGCAATGTGATCTCCATCACGAACTTCGCCACTGGTGACGAAGTGACGGCGTCCCAGGTGGCGTTCGAGAAAATTCCCGACAACACATATGACAAAACCGGCAAAATGTTCGAGTGGACATTCCTGGTCGGCGATGCGACCCAAGTGCTCGGAGTAGCGGTCTAATCATGGCCACCGAATTTGATTTCGGCGGCAAGACCTATCTGATTGGCAAGTTGAATTGTGAGGACCAGTTTCACGTCCTCCGTCGAGTGATGCCGCTGATCAGCCCGATCCTGATGTCGCTGAAACAGGCGCAGGCCGGCATCCCCGTCAGCAAGATCGCGATGATGATGGTCATGTCGGATGACATGTCCAAGATTCCCGACGAGCAGATGAACTACGTCATCCACAAGTGCCTGTCCGTTGTCGAAGTGCAGACCGACGGGAAGCCTTTGAAGCTGATCGTCAATGGACGCTCGATGTTTGGTGAGATGGATCTGCCAACCATGCTGCAGATCGTATGGGCGGTCCTGATGGAGCATTTTCGCCCTTTCTTGTCGGGCCTCCTCGACGGCCCATCGAACGTCGAGGAAGCGACGCAGGGAACCTCGTAGACCTCGTAACCATGTCGGGCGGGGAAGATTTTCTCTACCGGCCGGTGCGCGCAGGCATGTGTACGTTGAGGGACCTGAAAGATGGTACCCTTGATCTACAGGACATCGTCCTCGCCAATGAGGCTCTCGATGTCGAGGAAGAAAACCGCTATCGCATAACCGAATACACGAATTCCCATGGCCACTGAATCCGAAATCCTAAAAGAGTTTCTGATTGCCATCGGCTTCAAGATTGACGAGGCTGGTGGCAAGAAGTTTCGCTCGCAACTCAGCGAGACCACCAAGGGCGCGATGGCTCTCGGTGGCACCATGATCGGTGTCGGTCTGGCGGTGGAAAAGTTCGTCGAGTCCATGGCCGACGGCCTGTCACGTCTTTTCTATATCAGCGAGCGTACAGGCGCAACAGTCGCCGGTTTGAAGGCCACTGAGGCGGCATTCCAAGGCGTGGGACTGCAGGCCGGCGTGGCCACTGAGGCCATTGAGGCGATCGGCGACATGCTGCGTAAACCGGGCACCGAGAGTCTGTTGCGCGGATGGGGCATCAACACCAAACAACCCACGGAGTTCGTTGCTAAGGACGTGGAGCATATGTTGGCGGCCATGTACAACCGAGGGGGCGGCGAGCGCTACACGGCCCTCCAGCTGGCCCAAGACTGGTTGCACATGAATGAGCGCAACTTCGTGCAGCTGGTTAAAGAGTTGCCAGTGTTGGACGAACAGTTCAAGAAGTCGCAAGACATCATGAAACTGAGTGGCCAGAACTATCAGACGGCCGCATCGCAAGGTGCAGAATTCAATCGACAGCTCGGCATCATCGGACAGGAGATCTCTGGTCTTGGTGCGAAATGGCTCGGGTTGAACAGCTACATGAATGATGCCGTAGATACTGCCACGAAAGCATCCTCGGTACTCGATCATATGTTGAGAGGTGATTGGAAAAATATGTTCGAGAATGCATTCCCAACAATGAAACTGAAGCCTGAAGACGAAGCGCGTTTACGGGCTGCCGGTGGTGTGGGGAAACCTAAGTTCAGCAATATATCCACGCAGGATCTGCAGATCGAAGCGCAAAAGGATGCAATGAAATTCGGGCTAGATCCGAACATATTCATGCGCATGCTCAAGCAAGAATCCGCGTGGAATCCGACCGCCGAAAGTCCTGCGGGTGCCAAAGGTGTGGCTCAATTCATGCCGGCCACTGCGCGTGGTCGTGGGTTCGAAGCGGGACAGGATCCGATGCGTGACATCTTCGAAGCGGCGAAATTCTTGAAAGAGTTGCTGGACAAATACAAAGGCAATTACCGCTTGGCGTTACAAGCCTACAATGCAGGATCGGGCCGCATAGACGATCAGCTGGCCGGAGGCAAGAAGTATGGCCCGCTGACGAAAGAGACTACCGAGTATCCAAACAAGATTCTGGGCAATACGCGTCTCGGCGACGTCAATGCGCAAGTTCGAGGCGAAGGTTCGAAGGTCTTCGCGCCCCAAGTAACGCAGAATTTCAACATCAGCGGCTCCGATGCGGGTGCCGTCGGTGAGGTTGTACAATCGAAAGTGCGACGCACAAATGCGGATCTGTTCCGCGATGGCGTCGGTCTTTTTGCGAATTGATCATGCCTCTCACAAACGCACCAGTGCCCGGTCTGCAACTCGTTCGCGGCCTCTACCCCGAGGTCGGGACGACGGGCGCGCTCGTTGGTCAGGACAACATTCTGCAGAATGGGCTGCCGGCGTCGCAGGCGAACAATCCTCAATTCATCGGCCAGGTCACGCTCGAAGAGATTCATAACGACGAGATGGATATCGAGGATCACCCGATCGAACAGGGTGCGCCCATCACCGATCATTCGTTCAAGAAGCCTGCCGAGCTCACTTTGCATATTGGTTGGTCGGGGCAACAGCTATTCGATCTCGGTCGAATTGGAAACAGCACTCCCGGTGCGGAATACATTGCGCAGTTGGCTGCCATTTACACGCAACTGATTCAGGGTCAGACGGCGCGCGTGCTTTATACGGTTGTCACTAGCAAGCGTCAGTATCCGCAAATGATGATCCAAGGGATCTCCACCGACTCCGACAAAGAAAAAGTCAACATGCTCGGAGTGACGTTGCACATGCGTCAAGTGCTGATTGCGCTAACGCAAATTGTCCCGGTGGCTGCGCCTCAGTCCGCTCAACAATC